ATCATATGCAACGTTTCCAGTTAAACTTCCGTCTGCAGGTGTTCCAAGATTTATTGTGTTACCTAGTACACTAGCTATGTTTGCAGCAGTAGTCCAACTTAGCACACCACTTCCATTTGTGGTTAAAACCTGTCCTGTGGTTCCGCCAGTTAATGTAACTGCACTGTTGGCTCCTAAATTTACTGCACTACCACTTAGATTAAGTGTACTTTCGGCCGTAATTGCATTTCCTGATATTGCAAGGTTAGCAATGTTTGCATTGCCTGTTACGTCTAATGGTTGTGTTGGGGAACCATTGTTTATACCAATACGATTGTTAGTTACATCAACAAAAAATGTATTAGTATCAATCGCTAGATTAGTTGTTCTTTCAAGGTTCGCTGCTAGTGCTTTACCAGTAACTCGTGCAATGGCCATTTATTTTACTATCCTTAAACTTTGCAGTATTTATCGAATAGTTATTAAGGTGTGTTACCAAGACCGTGTATAACATTGATTGCTTCGCCGTTTTCCGGAGCTGCTGAGAAAGTAATGTCGTTTCCTCCACCTGTTATAGTATACACACCAGTTGGTTGTTGATAAATGTTTGATACAAACACAATAGTTTGATCTGCGGCACTAACTGTTGTACTAAGTGTAAACGAAGTTGCTGAACCATTACCTGTAAAACTATCGACTGTTATATTTGCTTCTCCTGTAGAAGCCACAGTCTTATAGATTGATCCATTAAAGAATTCTAAAGTTCCTGTACTGGTATTATATCTAAATGCACCAAAAACTGGATTGCTTGGTCGATTAGCAGTAGTTCCATGAGGTAGCACAGTAGCAGTAGATCCACTTGGTATTATTCTGTTTTTTAGGAAAGTTCCCATTTACTAGATACTCGTAAATGATACGACTGAATTGATTCCTGTGGCTGCACTTGCAGTAACTTGTACAACATCACTATTTGCCAGTAGAAGTTTTTCACCACCTGTGTATATTTGATAACTATCCGTGGCCGCAATGCTTAGTGTTTTTGCTATTGCGTTGATGGCTCCCAAGCTATCTCCACTTGGTATCACATGGATATCAACAGTTAATGCTCCAGCTGTGGAGTTTGTTAATTGCATATAAGTGATTGCAGTATTATTGGTACTTGTGTATACTGTTGTTGCACTATTACTTACGGCAGTTGTTTGTATTGTCATTTGTTTTCCTTAAAATATAATTCCAAAAACAATGGCTTTGCTTTTGCTTACTAGTTCATCTGTGGTTGATCCGTCTACAAAGTAAACACCTGTTCCACCACTTCCTGCTACACCGCCATGAAGTACTGTGGTGTTTGATACTGCACCAGGTGCGGAACTATCTGCAAGTTGTAAACCCGAAGTGACGTTTATATTTCCAGAAACATTAAGTTGGCTGGTATCTGTAAACGTCATGTTTGCTGAAGCACCAAAGGAACCTGCGTTATTGAACTGTATTTGTGTATTTGCACCTGCAACACTACCAGCCACTGCCGTTCCAATTTCAGACCATGTTCCGGTTTCACCAGTTGTACCAGTTGCAGTACTTAATTCCCATTTTCCACTATTATTGTTGTATCTAATACCAGCAAATGTTGATGCAGTTTTATGTGTTAACAGTCCAGCATTTGATCCATAAGATGCAGTATTACTACTGTTAACCATAATAAATGGATCTTTGACATCAAGCTGTTCAGTGTTAATATATGTAATATTTCCGTTGACCGTTAAGTTTCCGTCAACGTCCAAGTTACTGTTGATATGTACCATATCGCCAGCATTTATGGTTTCAATATAATAATCGCCGTCAATTCTTTTCTTTGTATTCATAATGGACCTCTACACGTATTTACCATCTCTAGAAATTTGTCCATTGCTAAAATTCTCATGTTAGGTATCTTATTAAATGTTTTTATAAATGCACTTTCTCTTCCTTCAACTCGGTAGAATTGTCTATTTTCAAATTTTTCGCAAAGTTCAAGTACCTGTCGAACCCAGTTACCAGCAAACGTTGGCGGATCGAGTTCTTTTTTATAAAACTGTGTGCCAGCATATATGTTGTTGAACATTCCATTTGTTGTTCCAAGATCCATACCGATAAGATATATATCACTGTGTCCATCCACTAACGCCAGTCCGGCTGCATTTGGTCCACTGCTATATCCTTTGTATTCTTTTTGTAAAGTCTTTCCACCAAGGTCTTCAATAGGCTTACGTGTATGAAACCTATTCTTTAATGCATATCCAGAATTTTGTATTTCGTCTGCAATAGGCCTATCAGTTGCAACTAAACAATGTGGAGTAAAATCTCTATACAACCCATTACACCCATAGACAGTTCCAATGCTCATTAGTTTGTTGAGATCAACTACCAGTCTGCTACGTCCGTTGCCTAATATAAAACCTGCACTCATAAAAAAAACCCTCACTGTACTTACTACAGTAAGGGCTTGGTTAGTTAAAAAGTAACTATTAACCTAGTGAAGCATTCTCAACTTGTACTAAGTCTCTTGTGTTTGGAGATGCAGCACTTCCTGATCCGCCAATTACAACAGTACTATCTGAAAGATTGAAAAAGTTACCTATTGATACTACTGGTGTATATAAGGTTCCAGTTACTGAAAAATCAAGTACTTTTCTATTACTTAAACGCTTGATACGTACAGCTGATGAATCAGGTGCAGCATAAGTCATTGTCATTTCACCAGATGCTAACGCTCCATCTGCTTTGTTTGCTAAAATACAAATTCCTAACTCATTAGCAGTTCCATTTGATCCAGCTGCTGATGCAACTACTACTGTAAAAATAAGTCCTACTGCAATATTACCTTGAAGTCTATCACCACTCATTGCTGACCAGTCAGTATTACCAACCACTGCAATTTGAATTTGTTGACCAACTACTGCATTTGCAGGGTCAATTGGTGTAGTCATAGCAACTAGGAACTTTGAAGATCCTTTTTGTCTTACAATAAAACCTTCAGCTTCTGCACCAGTTGAGTTACTTGCTGGAAATACCCTGGCTGTTAGTACTGGAAAAACAACATTACTTGTTCCAGTGTTACCGCCTAGTACTCCGTAGAATAATTCATTTGCTGGTATAGCGTCTGATGTTCCATTTGGATTGTTAAATCCTGCATCCTGTGTATCGGATATTTTAATTTTTAACGGTCTTCCCATTTGTTTTCTCCTTGTGTAATCCCGTTCTAGCGGGTACGCAGTTGTGTCTGCATAAAACACATTAGTGTGTCAGTTGTATTTATCAGTAATTTATTATTGTATCCAACGGATCAATTATGGTTTTAGACAAGATATCAGTACGTATGTGATGATAATTATGTTTGATTTTATCAAGATTATCTTTGGTATAGAGAGTTTCTGAACTTATTTGGTTGACAATCTGTTCTAAACGTTGTATACTATCAGTAGTTGAGTCGTAAACATTATTAAAAGTTTCAAATCCAAAACTCCTAAGCCAGGCATTTATTCCTACACTGCCAATAATATGAAAACATTGTCCACTTGCGATTGGTTTCCATATCTTTTCTCCTGAAAATTCTACACATACTTCTGTCTCTGTAATTATATTACACTGAGCATCTCTATAGGCTGGATGACTTGTACCTAAATCATTGAATCCGTTGCTATCCTCACTTAACCATGTTAAGGGCATATCTTTTAAGTTGTGCATTGCATCTTCATAATAATCGCCAAAATCCTCATAGTTGGTATAACCCCAAATTGGTTGTCCATTATAAGGATCTTTGTTATAAAATGTAAAAATATTGTTGGTTAATAGATTTTGTTTCTTAAGCATTGTGTATAATAGTAGTCGATGCCATCTTGGATTACGATTTAAACAACTATAATTATATTTTCTTGGATTTAGATTTAGAGGTATATCTAACATAGGCGGAATAAGAAAGCTCATGTTTAAATAAAATATATCAACAAGTGTGGTATACTGCTGTTTTGTCCATTCGCTTGAAAGCAAAAATCCTCGTATACTTTTGTTTTCAAGGTAGGTGTTAAGTTTATGCGTAAGTAATCTGTCATAAATTGGATCACCAGTATGATCAAAAATAATCTGTTCGATGTGATGATTTTCATCAAGTAACTGATTAGAAATTTTCTCTATAGATTCCATGTTTTTTCTGTTTATATTCAAAAACAACGTAGGGTTACGGCAGATAGAATAAAATGGAAGAAGGTGCCGAGGTGCCTTGCAGATACCGTCTGTGTAGTTTATATGCATAGATATACTTACTGACTTCGAACATGAGTCAAAAAAAAATAGCACCCGAAGGTGCTATTCTTAATAAAGTTTTTGTAGTCTTATGAGAAAGACAAGTTAGTAATAGCAATCTCACCTAAGTAATCACCAGCGTTACCAAAAGATGACGCAGTGTTTGTTAACTCGATATAACCATATCTAGTCATAAAACTTACTACTGGCTCAAATGATGCCGGATCTAAGACAACACCTGAACTCATCAACGGTACATAAGGACAGTAGAAAGCTGGAGCGTCAGTTTCTGATGCGCCTTTATATCCTACTAATACTGGTGTTGCGTCGTTTGCATAACTATCACAGAATATTCTCATTGTACCGTTTAATGTACCTACAAACTTAGTGTTTGTTGGTGCTTCAAAAGTACCTTCTGTTGTTCTAGCAAAAGCTGAAGTTGTAGCTGATTGTAGAACTGTTAATGCTGCAGGAGAAACAACTGCATAGTTACCTGCACCACGTCTTGTACGTTGTGCAATTAAGTTAGCTGTTCTGTTTATTAATACTGCTAAAGCGGCATGTTCATCACCAACGAAAGTAGCAGTACCTGATACTGCAGCTTGGTTAAATGTGAATTCAGTTGCTGCTAATGTACGTAGAGATAAAAGAATCTCTTGATCAATTTCAGCAGTAATCTCTTGAGCCAATGCGGCCATGATTTCTGCTTCTACATCGATACCGTGCATTGCTTGTGCATCTTGAGCTGCTTCAAAAGTCCAACGTGCTTGTAGCTTACGAGTTTTTGCTTCAACTGTTTGCTTTAAGATCTGAACTGAAATATTACGTCCACCTGATCCTTCAAGTATTGCAGTATTTGCACCGGCATAGTTTGCCTGAGCTGCTGCTACTACACCAGCTGCAACTGTTGTTGCACTTGAGTATGCTTGTGCAATCTTAAATGGTGATAACGCTTCTTCACCAGCAACTGTTGATGTTGCGGCAATTGAGTTATCAGTCATTGCGTTAGCATAACGTACTCTTAGTGTGTGAATTTGTCCAACTGGACCTGTCATTGGCTGAACACCAACTAATTCGTTAGCAATAACTGTTGGCATAACACGTCGAATAACAGGTAAAATAACTCTGTTTAGTGTTGCAATGTTACCTGAACTTGTTGATCCTGCAGTTGCATTCTCAGCTAAGTGCTTGCGTGTGTTTTCTAAAACAACGCCCATTGTAGAGCGACGAGTTCCTTGTAAGCCTTCTAGGAGGGCTTCCTTGGTCTCACTCCATCTGTTTTCTAGTAGTTCTTGTGACATTTCTGTCTCCTTTTTCTTTTAGTTTAAAGCCCTGCTAGGCGTTTAAGTTCAATAACATTATTAGTGTTATCATCACTCTTTACAGCTTTTGCAGTTTTGTTACCAGTTTGTTCAGTAAGTGCAGTAGCTTTTTTAACTGCTCTTGCTTCACTTAACACGGCTGGCAAATATTTTTCGAAAGCGTTTTTCAAACGAGATGTTTGAACGTTTTCAAGTAGACTAGTCATCACAGATCTCTTCTCATCGTTTAGAGGAGACAGAAGTTCGTCCAATGTAGCATCACGCTCATTGGCTTCTTTAATGACTTTAATCTGGTGGTTCTTATTCTCAATAAGCTTCTTAGCTTGATGTTGAATTTTGATAGCTTCGGCTAACTGTTTATCTTTTCTAACAACAGCTGCATTCAATTTACGTACTTCTGCATTTTCATTTAAATGAGTAGCACCAAATTCAGTAGCATATGCTTCAAAGATACGACGACCAAAATTGTTCTCTCGAGCAGATTTGATGTCTTCTTTTAGTTGGCCCATTTCAGCCTTAAGATGCGTAGAAACAGTTGAAGACATCTTCTTAGCAGATTCTTTTATAAATTTGCTCTTTAGATTATCAAGTTGTCCACGTGCATTTCTAACAAGTCTAACTTTAGTTTCCACTAAGTCTTTCTTATCAGATGCGAACTCTTTGATTTCTTCAGCCAATGCACCAACAACAAATGATTCTAATTTCTCAAAACCAGTTTTTGATGATATACGATCCTTGCGTAGTTCACGTAGTTCTTCTGACAGTTTTTGTACTAAAAAGCCGTTAAACTTGTTAGCATTTTCTGTCATTGACTTGTTAAACTTCACACGATCGTTTGCAAGTGCTTTTTTCTCTTCACTTATTTGAGAAATTTCAGTTGCAAGGCCGTCTGTTACCATTTTATCTAGGGCTTCTACCATCACAGTCTTATCGTGCTCATAGCGTTGTGCAAACTCCTCACGAAGTTCACTACGTACTGTTTCCTTAGCCTCTACCAATTTTGCTTCCCATTGTTCAGCAATAGCTTGGCGAGTATCTTCGTTAACAAGATCGCTATCTAGTAGTGGTTTAATAGCATCTAACATGCGATTCTCCTAAATCTTTAGGTCCCTGATTAGACGAGAAACCTCATCCTTCAGGTACTTTTGTATTTTGCCGTCTTTCCCAGACTCGCGGGCCATTTCTAAAATGTGATGTCCATGTCTCATGTTCATCATTCCTTCATAAATTGCCTTTGGATATGCACCAGGTGCACTGGGTTGGGCGACCACATCTACAGTGACAATCTCAAAGTCACTGACATGTCCATTATGTGGATCAACATTACCTGATCCACGACTCGATACTCCCAATCTCACGCCAGACTGTAGCATAGTTTTCACTAGCTCGCCCATTGGAGTTGGAAGAATTTTTAGTTTTCCGTAACCGTTTGGTCCGTCCATCCACATGTTAGTAATCATGTGACACACACGGTCTAAATTAATTTTAAGGTCATCTGGATGATCTACTTCACCAAGAACACTATTACCTTCTTTAATCTGCTCATTCAGCGTACTAACTGCTTCTGAGATTTGATCTACAGGGTAAATTCGTTCATTGGCGTTTTTAACACCACCTTGTATGCAGATGCCTTCCATGTAAAGCTCCTTACCATCTTTGCCCTCGACGACTTGCATCTTCGCAGATTCGAAAGTAAGGTCTTCTCTTAGGTATAGCTGTCCCATATACTCGGTCCCTAACTAATTAATCAATAACACTTTTAGTGTTAACACCGGCTGCTTGTGCTAAATCAGGCTTAGTAGCTGGCTTAACGTCAGGCTTTGTTGTGTTATTTTGATCACTATATTTTGGTGTTGGACGACCTTCTTTGCCTTTGTTTCCATCATCAAAGTTTACTGGCTTTGCATCCATTCCTACTTGACCTGAGTTTGCATTGTATGGTGACTTACTAGCTGGTGATGTTGTTACTGGCTTTGGTGCTGGAACTAAATCTACGTTCTCGTTAAAACCTTCTACTTCAACATTGACATCAATTGGCTCGTCCATTTGATCTTGCATAGCATCCATGTCATCCATTTCGCCATCAATCTCATCTTGCTCGCCGTCGATGTCGTCACTGTTGTCATCAACTTGACCCATTAGTTCTTCGAATTCACCCATTAGTTCGTCTAATTTGTCTTCGATATCAACTACACGGTCTTCTAATTCTTCTTCTCCGCCATTGTCATCAACATCAATGTCAATCATTTCGATTTCTTCTTCATCGTCTTCGAAAGTTGCACCTTGCTCTTCTGTTTCAATGTCGTCGATTAGATCGTCAACTTGTGATCCGCCCATTTCCATTTCGTCAATTTTTTGATCGTTGTTGTTGTCCTTATCACGCTTTCCTTCTTTGCCCATTTCGTCATCTCTACGATCTTTCATAGATTGTGACTTATCAGCTTCCTTGCCGTCTTTAGCGCCTAAGTGCTCATCTTCTCTGTCTTTGTAACCTTGCTTTTCCATGACTTCTTCTTCAGCCATGATCTCTTCATAAATGTCTTTAGACTTATCAACGACTATCTCGTGAAAAAGTGCTTTTGCATTTGCTTCGTCATCATTGATGACATATTCTATTAATTGTTCAAATTTATTCATTGTTTCTTCTCCAAAGTCGTGTCTGTAAAGTACTTAACATATTTGTCAAATACTGGTAGTTTATAGGGGTAAAATGGGTATAAAATGAATATTTCTTTATGCTAAAGAAATTATTACATTGCTGGTGGTGGTGGTGCGAATTGAGCTTGTATCTTTGACAAGTCTTCTTTTCTTTCGTAGTTACGCATATCATACATCTTACGCAGTTTTGATATCTGCTTCAATGTAAGTTTTGTCTTACGCAACTCGCCAAGTTGAGGAACAGAGTTGTCATCTGCTTGATCCTGGTAACCTTCTGGAGGTGCTTCATAAAATTCAAATAGTTTCATGCTGTTATTTATACTGGTGCTGGTATTTCTGGAGCAGCCAGTGGATCATTAATATCAACTGGTTCTCCTCCCATTGCTGGATCCATCTCGCCGT